CACCGTACAAAATATACTTGACAAAAAATACAAGCTCTTTGATTTTACTGGTAAATGGTTTGATGCATTCGACAAGCCGGAAATGACGGGAGTTTGGTTCATCTGGGGAAACAGCGGGAACGGTAAGACAAGTTTCGTAATTCAATTAATCAAAGAATTAGCCAATTTTGACAAGGTGCTATTGAACAGTCGCGAAGAAGGAACCAGACATACGCTCAAAAAAAGTCTCTTAAACTTCAATATGAGCGATGTTGGCAACAATAGGGTGCATTTTGTGGATGAACCGATAAGTGACCTGGTGACTAGATTAAAAATGAAGAAATCGCGCCGTATAGTGGTGATTGACTCATTTCAATATATGATGATGAGTTACAAGGATTATATCGAGTTTAAAAGCCTTTTCCCAGACAAACTGATAATATTTATAAGTCACTCGGACGGAAAAAGTCCCGCTGGTAGAAGTGCCAAGTCGGTAAAATTTGATGCAAGCCTTAAAATATGGATAGAAGGTTACAGGGCTTTCAGCCATGGAAGATACAAAGGGGAAAAAGAGACATACGATATATGGCCCGAAAAAGCATTGAAATATTGGGGAGAGTAAAAAACAATTAAACATACACGGAAATGAAAACAATGGAAATTACACAAAAAAGTCTTATCAAGCGATTCCACACATTGCTGAGTAAATATAAAATCAGCAATGAAGCTAAAGAAGCATTATTATCAGGATTTGGGGTGGAAAGTTCAACAGAACTTAGTATTACAGAACTTATCGCGCTATGCGATGCTATTGAAAAACAATTCACTCCCGGAGCAGATGAGTTGGATAAGCTTCGTAAACGGTTAATGGCTTCAATATATGGTTGGCGTAAAGCTATGGGATGTGCTACTACCGCCATAGAAGTGAAAGCCATTGCTTGTCGAGCAGCTGATGTGCCGGAAGGTTATAACGTAGATATTCGCTTCAACACCATACCTAAAGAGAAATTGAACTCGCTGTATTATGCTTTCAGCAAAAAGCAGAAAGATATAAGTAAAGTGAGTGAAATGACGGACGAAATGATTAATAAATTAGCAGTTATGAATTAAATTTTAAATGAAAAATGGAAAAAACAGTAACCATTCAGGACTTAACACCTGCTCAAATTAAAGAGCTACATGCTCAACTCCTTGAAAAAGAAAAAAAGGAAACAGAACAGCGGGCAGCTGACCGGGCAGCATTAACCGAGCTGGAAAATGATGCAGTGATCGAAATGATGGAGGAGGTTGAGGTCTTATCCTCAGCTATCGTAAATTTCAAACAGAAATGTATTCACAAGCTTGAACCACTTATGAAAATGAAAACCGATTTGGGAAAAGCTGCTGAAAGACAAAAGTCGTTTACATTCAAATCAAAGGACAATAAGTTTAAGTTCATTATTGATTATAATGATACATTCAAGTATGATGACGGCATTCATGCTGGTGTGGAGTATGCAAAGCAATGGCTGACTGAAAAATCAGACGAAAGCGAGGATTCTAAGATGATGACATCCATCATTGAAAATTTACTCGGAAAATCGAGAGGCGGAACATATTCAGCTGAAAACCTTTGGATATTCGTAAGTTCAGCTGAAGATTATAATGTGCCTCTTTTAAAATTGGCAGCTGATGCCGTAAAACGATCGCTTTATAAAGAAATGACTAGCGTATCGGTTAAAGTTTTTAAAAAGGATGAATTTGGATATAAACAGTTGCCTTTATCAGCAACGAAAGCTTAATAATAATCAGATTTTCTAAAGTACGGACAACGCGTACGTTGTCCGTACGATACGGAAAATCACAACACACAAAAATTATGCATAATTGGTTTGAAACCGTAATTGGTTACGAAAAAACAGCCGAAGAGGGCAAAATTGTAAAGGTAAAAGAGCACTACCTGGTTGATGCTCTAAGTCACGCGGAAGCGGAAAACAGAATTATAGAAGAAATGAGACCTTTCATTTCTGGTGAGTTCAATGTGGAACGCGTTCAGCGCAAAAAAATCAATGAGATTTTCTTTAATGAAAATGGGGATAAATGGTATAAGGCCAAAGTAATGTTTGTTACCCTCGATGAGGAAAAAGGAGTCGAGAAAAAAACACCTGTTACCATGCTTGTACAAGCTGATGACATTAAAGAGGCATTGGAAGGACTTACGAAAGGTATGAAAGGGTCAATGGCTGACTATGAAACAGCCGCTATTTCTGAGACTCCAATAATGGATTTATACGTTTACGATGTAGTCGGTTAAGCAACTTCAAAGAAAAGCCTTTCGCCAAAAGGCAAATGAATTTCATAAAAAGGAAATAGAAGAGGAGGAATTTAAAAAGGTGATGGGCTTTTCTTGCATGCTTTTAGTTCTTGACAATTATCTCTTGAAAAGAGATGATTTTAAAATAACATTTACCGCTTACAAGAACTTATTTAGTAAAGACTTTGAGGCTAAGCATATTTATGATCTTGTTGAGCCTGTTGGACAATGGTTATGTAAACTTCCAAAGGGAGTGTGGAACGAAAAATAATAATTAATTAATTAATAAAAGCAATATGGAAACATTAGAATCAGTAAAAATGTCGAAAACGACCGCCCGAAAGTTATATAAAACTATGCCGGAATTTCGACCGTCGCTAGAAGAAACTTTTGGAAAAACTTTTTTTTCTGAAAGTGTCATGGACCGAGTGAAAACATACGAAGATGCCTGCATTGAAAATGGTAAAGAGCCAATGAATGAAACTGCTTTACGATCAGCAGGACTAACAGAATCCGAAATTGTACGCCGAAAGTTAGTTGAAATAACAAAAGCATTAAATGGCGATTGGGTTGCTGATATTTTTGATGTAAATCAAAAGAAATTTTATGCATGGTTCAATACGTCCTCGGGCGTTTTTGTGTTCGACGATACGACTTACCGCTACTCGACTGCGTATGCGGGGTACGGGTCGCGGCTTTGGTTTTCAAATCCAGAACATGCAGCATATGCAGCAAAGCAGTTTGCGCCATACTATAAAATTTTAGCAGAAAATTAATAATAAAAAAACGCCAAAAGGCACAAAATTTCAAACACATGGAAAAAGAAGTAAAAAAACTAGATGTTACTGAGAGAATCAACACATTCGAAGACGCACTTATTGAAACGAAAAGGCCGAGTGTTCCGGCTTTCGCCGATGCGCCTGAAGATTTACGGGAATACTTCCAAGAGCAATATAGAGGAATAGTACTTGCCGAGGCTTATAACGAAGGCAAAAAGGCCGACTGGACTAATCCAAATCAAGAAAAGTGGCTTCCTTGGTTTCGTATGTCCTCGGGCGTTTTTGTGTTCTGCGATACGAGTTACTGCTGCTCGCATGCGAATGCGGGGTGCGGGTCGCGGCTTTGCCTTTTAGAAGACAAAACAGCTACGGACGCAGGACGTAAATTTCCTGAAATTTACGGGGGAATTTTACAAAAGTAAAAAGTAAAGGTTGTATGTTTTTGTGGGCTGTCCTCGGGCGTTTTTGTGTTCAACGATACGAATTACAACTACTCGAATGCGAATGCAGGGAACAGGTCGCAGCTATGCTAAAGATATTACAAAAACATAAACCTTGCCGCTTGGCAAAAAACAACAAAATCAAAAGGTGCTGGTAGGGTTACCGAAAGTTCCTATATGAAAAGCAAAGCGATGAAAAGACACGGTAATTTATACGAACAGATATGCAGCGAGGATAATATGGTTCTCGCTTACGAGAAAGCCAGAAAGGGCAAAGCGCATACATACGGTGTGAAGCTATTTGAAAAGGATTTGGAAAATAACATGAGACAACTACAGGATGAATTGGTAAACGGTACTTATAGGACTTCGGAATATAGCGTATTCACTATTTACGACCCTAAAGAAAGGGAAATATACCGATTACCATTTCGAGACAGAGTAGTACATCACGCTATCATGAATGTTATGGAGCCAATATGGACCAGTGTTTTCATACGGCAGACATACAGTTGCATCAAAGGACGTGGAATACATGCCGTTTTAAAAGCGATTAAACGGGATTTAAAGGACGTTGAAAATACACAGTTTTGTCTGAAAATGGACGTAAGGAAGTTTTACCCGTCGATCGATCATGAAATTCTAAAGATCATTATTCGAAAGAAAATAAAGGATGTCCGACTTTTGAAATTACTTGATGAAATAATTGATTCAGCGCCGGGTGTCCCAATTGGCAATTATCTTTCTCAGTTTCTTGCTAATTTGTACCTAACTTATTTTGATCACTGGATGAAAGAGGATAGGAAAGTTACCTATTACTACCGATATGCTGATGATATGGTGATATTGGCACCCGATAAGCCATATTTACACGGTCTACTGGTTGACATCAACGATTATATGACGAATAACCTGAGCCTACAATTAAAGAGCAATTATCAGATATTTCCGGTCGATTCTCGCGGCATTGACTTCGTAGGCTATAAATTCTATCATACGCACATTTTAATGCGTAAATCAATAAAAAAACGGCTTTGCCGAAAGGCCGCAAAGCTAAATAAAAAAAACATTAATGCAAAGAGTTACCGCATACAAATAGCTCCCTGGTTAGGATGGGCTAAACACTGTAATTCGAAGCATCTACTCAAAAAAGTTATAAATGAAAAAGTTCTCTGATTTGGGTGTAAAGGCACTCGAAGATAAAAATATATTCAATGTTCCGGTAGTTTCTGTACAGGACGTAATAAACGTCGAAATACAAGTGTTGGACTTTGAAGCAAACGTAAAGACCGCTCATGGTGATGGGAGGTATATTTTGAAAGTGAAGCATGAAGATCGGGAGTGCAAGTTTTTTACGAATGCATCTCCTATCAAAAATGCACTCGACCAAATAAACAAAAATGATCTTCCATTTACCACTATAATCAAACAACAACGATTCGGAAGCGGATCAGGTAAAACATTTTATTTTACATGAGAAAACTGAATAATCTAAGACCTAGTCAAATTCGGGACATTATACAACGTTATCCAAACGAAAAAGCAATCAATATCGCAAAGTATTACAATGTAAACGTCTATTTAATTTATAAAACAGCCAATCGTTATGGCATAAAAAAATCAGAAGAATTCCTAAATTCTCCTGACAGCGGTAGAGCTCAAAAAGGCAACAGTATATCGCCAACAACACAATTCAAAAAGGGTCATGTAGGTAACACGAAAGGGCTCCGAATCGAAGCAATAATAAAGAACGAAGAAAAACTTAGAAATTGGAGAGATAAATGTTTATGGAAAAAAGGGCATAAACCTGCTAATACTGCAAAAGATGGTGATATAAGATTTAGAAAAAAGGTTAGATATTGGTTTATTCGTATATCTGAAAATAATTGGGAGTTTTATCATAGGTGGTTGTGGATTCAAAATAATGGAGATATACCTGAAGGATATAATGTGGTTTTCAAGCAAGGGTTTGACAGAACACAAAAACCTGGAATCAATGATTTGGAATGTATATCAGACGCAGAACTGGGGGAAAGAAATAGGATAACAAAATATCCCATTGAATTAAGAAATTTAATAAAAACAAACAATAAACTCATCAAAACAATCAATGAATATGAAAAATCAAATTAGTATAGATTCGCTTAACAATCATTTGTTTGAGACTATTGAAATGCTTAAAAACAATAATGA